TCGTTTCGGGCCATAAATACCAAGTAAATTATGCGCTTCGAAGCGGTCAATATATGGTCATCGATTCGCGCGATACAACGCCAATGAATCGAAAATGCATTGTTGTAAATGAGAATGGCTCAATAATCAATGTCTTTGATTATCGCGACCCTACAAGCTTACTTTTCAAAAAGGTTCCAAATGGTTCGGTCGTTTTGAACTACTCAAGAACTTATGGAATTGATTTCACAGTCTTCCAGGAAAGGAGCGCCCCAAAATGATATTTCTTACTTCAACGCTCCATGAACTTGGAGAAATAGATCTGGATGTTGATGCTGAATTCGGTACATCTGAAGCGCCAAATGATTTTGAATTTGCTACAAGCCTGAGAGGACTTGAAGAACCTGGCGCTTTTTATATTCCAGGAACGGAAATCGGCGGCCTTATCGATTACGACAAGACCAAAAGTGATCAGGATGTTATCACATTCAAAGGATTTTTATGGCGCGGCTTGCTTGCTAAGAACATCATTATGCCGCCAACAGGTAGCGATTACATGATTGTAAGCGGTGAAGCCAACAGCGTGATTTCTTCGCTGCTTAATAACGTGATGGGAAATCTCTTCACAGTAAGCTCAGAAGATAGCGGCCTTACGATATCAAATTATCAATTTCCTCTATACATCAATTTACTTGATGGAATTGAAGGAATGCTTGAAGAATATGGCTATAGGCTTAAAATCACAGCTCAAAAGATTGCTTCAAATACTCCGATTCAAATCTTAGTTGAAGCTACTGAGGCCACAATTGTGAGTGGAACATACAACGAAGATAATGGCATCCCACTGACATATGAAGTGAATAGGATGGGAATCAATCATCTGATTTGTGGCGGCTCAGGAGAGCTTCAGAATCGAGAGATTGTGCATCTATACATTAATGATCAGGGTGAAATCTCTCAGACTCAATATTATTTTGGCCTGGATGAAAGACAAGAATTTTTCGATTATCCAAACGCAGAAAGCACTCAGGACTTGATTGATTATGGCACTGAGCGATTGAAGGAGCTGGCAAGCTACAAAAAATTATCGATTAAGGCTCCTGAAGAGCAGCCGCTTGAGATTGGCGATATTGTAAGAGGCCTTTTCCCAGATGGCTCAGTTATACAAAGCCCAGTAGTTTCAAAGATTTATAAAATCAGCAATGGCTTACTACATACAGAATGCAAGGTGAAAGGAGAGGAATAAATGGCAACATTAATCAATGGAAATGGAAATCTTGCAATATATGCTCAGCAAGATGCGGATTGGTATGCTGCATTGATGGGCGGCCAGACTGTAATCACAGCAGTGGGAAATCAATTCGCTTATGAGCTTCTTGATGCAAATACAATCGGAGTGAAAGATGGAGTCATCATCACAACAGAAGGCCGAAGAATTCAGCTTGATGCGAATGCAATTGATTCTTTCGACATTCCAACAGGAGCCCAGGGAACGACTAACTATTACATCATAGGCTATCATCTTGTTACTGGTGATCAGTCAGAGCAGACATGTGAAACATTCGTGCAGCTCATGGAAAATGGAACAGACACTATCCCAGAAGGAAGCTTCAGAGATGGTGATGATGAAGTTTTCATTTCGTTGTATCGCGTTGAACAGGATGATTTGACGATTGGCACAATTACGCTTTTGCTTCCACAATTAAGTGGATCATTCCAAAGCCAGATTACTGAGTTAAATAATGATTTAAGTGACTTTTCGTTCCGTAACAACAGTGGCACTGCTCAATACTCCATGGACGATGGTAGCACATGGGTAAATTTTAAAAATCCCACTGGCACTAAGAGCATAACGGCCAATGGGACTTATGATGTTACTGATTATGCCAGTGCTAATGTTAATGTACCAACAGGTATTTTGTATGGTTTTGTATTTTCGGGTTATCGTAACAATGATAGTACAGGCAAACTTATATCTGTGTGGGATGGTTCTTCTTTTTCGGGGCCTTATACTTGTGACAGAAATAATCCACCAACCTTTTCTTCAACATATTTAACAGTAACTGATGCAACATTGTCATATAAAATAACCGTTAAATTTAACAAAACAGGTTATATTTACGATATGAGAACAAATACATTAACTACAAAAGCTGTAGACAGTACAGCTGATTTTGGCGGTTTGGAGAGTGAGTTTAAAGAGCCTTGTATTGTATTCTTTAAATAAGATTTATATAATTAAATAGGAATTTAGCAGAGTTAAAGCTCAAAAAAATGTATTTAATCAAACAAGAAAAACAAAGAAAATACAAAGCGACACAATGGATAATAAGTGAAATATAGTGCTATTATCGAGATATTTATGGAATAAATAAATTTTAAGAACATTCAAAATTTCAGATTTTCCAAATCGTTATAGAATACAGAAAAATTTTTTGAAAAAGGAGATGAAGAATAATGAATGTATTTGAATTTATTCTATCAAACAGGAAAAACGGACAGTTTACAAATTATGGCAGCCTAACATCATGGATTGGCTGCGATAATCCTCGCCATGTGGCTGATTATTTCATCGAAATAGATAAATATTTCATTGAAAACGATATGCCACCATTTTCGACATTAATTATAAATCAGTCGATAAACAGGCCAGGCGATGGATATTTTAATTATCACTTTCCTTCTATATGGCATCAGTTTGAATTGAAAAAGGATGAAGGAATTTTATTTAAATACTGGAGTGAGCAAGTGAAAAAATTTAATATTAAAAAAGCTGAAAATCTACTGCATAAATTTTATTAATTTTGGACATCATCTCTTTGAGATTGTCATAGTTAATTCCTTCTGAAGAAGGGGCATCGAAAGATGCCCCGATTTTTTTAAAAGAAAGGAGCAAAAAAGTTATGGAGAAATTAAAAACTAAAGAATTTTGGGAAGCCGCCGCTGCGCGTGCGATTTGGACTCTTTGCGAAACATTCATCGGAATTGCTGGAGCTGCATCCTTAATTGAGGAAATCAATTGGCATGTAGTAATTTCAAGCTCATGTCTTGCTGCTTTGATTTCTTTGGCCAAGAGTATTGTAAAAGGCCTTCCAGAGGTAGATGCATGAGTACGCTTCAAATCACCTTGATGAGCGTGCAGCTTCTTGTTGCTGTCTGCACACTTTTAGGAATGCTTTATGCTTTTAAGACATTTCTTTCAAAGCCAAAAGATTCGATGATAAAAAGAATCATAGAGCTTGAAGTGGAAGTGAAAGAATTGAAAAATTCGCTGCATCAGGGGAATGATAGATTTAGAAAGCAAGACGATACTAATGAAGTGCTTTTGTATTCTGTTTTGGCGCTGATTGATTTTGAGATGCAATATTGCCTGACTGAAAAAGTGGCCATGTCTGATGATTTAAAGAATGCAAAAGAAGATATTCAAAAATTTCTATCGAAGAGAGGTGAGAAGATATGAAGATGATTATAGGCTCAGCCAGACACGATGAAAATGGAAAATATATCGGTGGAAGAGCTGGCGATCAGGCTCAGAAAAGAGCTGATGATTACAAAGGCGAATGTTCGCTGCAAGAATTCTATGTCCACAAGTATGGCTGGATTTGTGCAATCGCAAAAGACCCGATGATTCGCTTGAAGCTTGCTGAGAGAATGAGAGCTCTTTGCAATAATCCAAATGTTGGCTATGATCAGGGCGGAAGAGCTGGCATTCTTAAAGCTGGAATTGATACAAAAAAGCCAACAGAATGTGATTGTGGCACTGGGGTGAGACAGTGTGTGAAAGAAGCATCTGGGAAGGATCCTGGCGCATTCAACACAGAAAATGAGAAAGAGGCTTTGGAAGCGACAGGCCTTTTTAATTTTGTGTCTTATAATGGCCAAGACTTACCAACAGGAACGATTCTGATTAGCAAGAAGAAAGGACACACAGCCATTGTGGTAGAAGGTACCATCCAATCAGCAAAAGAGCCTTCTGTGGCATATTATGGCGTTTACAAGGGCAAAGGAACTTCAATCGTTTCTGCGCTTGCAACAGTCGGAGAGAAGGACACAAGCTTCGCACACAGAAAGAAGATTGCTGCAGCTAATGGCATCACTGGATATCAGGGAACTATTGCGCAGAATTTGAAGATGGTTCAGCTCATAAAAGCTGGGAAGCTAATCAAAGCATAATTGCGCATAGATTAAGTAATAAATATATAGTATCTAAATAATAATTAATTAGACCATCAACAACTCGCATGAGTGATGGAATAGGGCTCTCAGATTGCCAATTTGGTGATTTGAGAGCCCTTTTTTATTTTGCGCATTTTTCATATATTCATTACCTATACATTGCGCATAGCATAGGTAAATAATATACAGACATTATATAATCTTTCTTTAAGCAATAAGCGAAGAAATCTTGAGATTGAATAATTAGAATCAAATAATTATAATATAAACATGATCCCCGATTCATTTATTGAATCAACCCAATACACCAATACAATTATTCAGTATTCCAAGCAAAAAGAGCTTCCTGAAGATAGGAAGCTCTTTTTGTGTGCATAAAGGTAAAAGCTATGCAAAAAATAAGTTTGACGATAAATTAATTATATCACTTCGAATTCAAATCATTCAATAGTCTGATAATAATCCAATTCTGTTCCATAATGGCCTTTAGATAGTAGACCTGAAGCACTTCTTCAGTTTTTCCTGACATTGAAAGCTTGAGGCCAGCTTCCATCATTCCAGTGCCCATCAATTCAGTATTGATTTCTTTCACTTTGTCGCGGTATTCAGCTGGAAGCTTCTCAAGTCCGTATTTTTCCATCATTTTATTTAATTTCTCTTCTTGCTTTGCAGCCTTCTCTTCAGGTGATCCAAATATTCCCATAATAAGCTCCTTTCGTGCTAACAAAAAATTTGTACTTGCTGCAATAATACATAGTAATCTTGTTTTTTCTGTGAAATTTGAATATATAATTATTGCGCACGAATTAATTAAATGATATATATTAAATACGCAAAGTATATATAAAATTCATATATTCAATGCGCAAGTAATACATAAGGAGCAAAAAAATGAAAAATGTACTAATTTGTAACCAGAAGGGCGGAGTTGGTAAAACTCTAATAGCTGATGAGCTGGCCTTCGGATTTGAAAGAGATCAGATTCCATTTTCGCTGTACGATTTAGATCAGCAAGGCGGACTGATTCATGAAGCAAGAGAAAATGATGATGCAGCAGTCGCAATCATTGACACTCCAGGAGCACTTCAAAGCGACCTGAAGAAGTGGATGGATGCAGCTGATATCATTATCATTCCAACGATGATGAGCAATCGTGATGTGCCGCCGCTTGAATTAATGATTGAGCTCACAAAAGAATACCAGGGAAAGAAGCCAGTGCTATTTGTACTAAATCGCTGGAATCACTACAACATCACGAAAGATTTCATCGAATGGTTTGATGAAAAATATCCAGAGCTTCAGACAGCTGCTCTTTCAGATTGCACTGCATTCAATCAAGCTGGAGCGCGTGGCGTATCAATCAAGGAGCTATCACCAAGAAGCTCAGGAGCAAAGCAGATGTCTGAAATTTATGGATTCGTAAAAACTGCATTAAAACTAAAGGAAGGATGGAGATAATTAT